CACTTCGTTTGGCCTATTGCGTTCCACGTATTGACTGGTGCGATTTTTGTTTATCAGATATTTCTTTGTGTATTCGTGATGATTGCCCGCTTGGAGACCATGATTTATGTTTTTGTTTTGCTAGACATCCATTCATGGGATTTGAATTCCCCGTTATAACATGTCCCGAAAGTGGACGATGGGAGGCAGGTGATGATTTGCACGATTTACACTTTAGAACTGAGGGTTTAATTGGTGATGAAAAGTATGATACTTTTGGTGATCCAGTTATGTCAGTGTATTCTGACGACCCTCTGCCCATGTTTCAAGGTGATCAATATACTTCTTCAGAAATTGAAGAAAGATTGCAGAAATATGGTATTGTTGCCGATCCTGAATTTAAATGGGATGAAGATCTTCTTGAAAGTGGAGAAGAGATTATTCCTAAGACCTTGTGGGATCGCATCAAATCACCTATGTTGGATGTAAAGTCTTTTGACTTTGCTGCCTTCATTGATGAATGGTTTTTTGATCCTTTGCAACACTTGGCTAATTGTATTAATCCAAAGTATATAGAGATAGTTAAGAGTGTCTTATCTTTGGTTATGCGAACAGCTCAAATTGTTTTTTGCCAGACCCCTTATAACATTGGTTTGGTAGTTTCTCAGTTTGTTATGGAATATGCAAGTGTTCGGGGATTAAAATCTATCATGCATGACTTGATTAGTATGATGAATCGTATGTTTGTGACTGAAGGTTTATCTGATACTATTAAAACTGTACATGATTTTGTTATGCAAATAGTATCTACGCCTATAGCAACGGCTATGCATTGTATCGTTACTTCTGTTGTTGCTTCACGGATATGTCCTTTGGTTGATATGTCTGTTTGGAAGAGATATTTTGGTAAAGTTCAGAGTATGCCTTTGATAGATGTTTTTTGTTCTATTATTGAATCTTTACCTAGTATTATAGGTGCTTTTGAATCCTGGTGGGATGGTTCTAAAACCATTCCAGAGATTTTTCTTGAGGAGGATCCTGTTAGTGCGTTTCTTGCTGAGATGCGCCGTATTAAGCACTATTCCGATAAGACGTATAGTGGGATGCCCGTTGACGGCAAAGTTAGTCTTGAAGTTTTGACTAGGGAGGCTAATGCATGTCTCGATTCGGGTCGAACGCTAAAACATACTCTTGGTAGGTTTGATCAACGAAAGCGTTCTGTTGAAGAGGGTATTTGTACCCTTGAAAATATTACGCTTGAGTTGCAAGATCAACTGGACGCGCCTAGAAGGACTCCCCCCATTGCGTTTGTAATCTATGGACCACCGCAGATTGGTAAAAGTAATTTGATGGAGTGGCTTTGTAGGATTTATTGTGAAGTTACTGGAATTGAGTATAATCAATATATGATTTTTTCTAAACCCAGAACTTCAGATTACTGGGATAAGTATGATCCTCTATCGCAATTGTTTATACATCTTTCAGAAATGGGTAATGAACATAAACAATTGGCACAAGCGGCTAAGAATGACAATTTAATTGAATTAAATTCGCTTGTTGATAGTTTACCTTTTTCATGTGATATTGCTGAGTGTGATAAGAAAGGTAAGGTAAAAGCCAAACCAAAATTGGTGGTTATAGATACCAATAATAGAGACATGTGGATTAGTGAGCAGTTTGGTAAGATGAGTGGTGCGGCTATGTATAGGCGTTTTATTTTTCTCGACGTTACCGTCAAGCCCGAGTTTAGGGTTAAAGGTACGACTGCTTTGGATGCTGAGAAATCTCTAGCAGCTGGTGGAAATATCCTTGATAGAGTTCATATTGCCTTGACTACATATCGTGCTAATCATGATAAGAAAGTTGAGAACATACATTTTTCAGGAAAGGATATCATATATGCTACTACTTACATTGCAAGTATGATACAGAAACATATTGAAGTGAATGCAGCCGTTGAGAAAGCTTTGGATTACAGTTTCATTACGGCGGCTATTAAAGCACCACTAGTTAATGATGTGGTCGATTTTGGATGGGTTCATGATGAAATGAAAGAAGCCGTTCCCATTGATCCTTATAACTATAATGGTATTAATGATGCATTTGATGATGTTTCTGGAATGTATGAATTACGGGAGGAACGAGCTGAACTTATAGCTGAGGGATTATCAGAATGGTTTAGACCCGAAGGACAAATGAATATTGTTGCAGGCAAGTTTGTTTATAGAGATGATGCTACTGGAAGTTTTGTATATCCTAGCCGTATTATGCTTGGAAAGTATTACACTCAGAAGTTTTTTGAGGTCTTGATTGTTTTAATTGAAGCCTTATTTTTGCTTACTTTTGAGGTTTTCTTTTCTAGGTTTTATGGCGTGGATCTGTTGCGTATTGTAATGGTTTTTACGTTGT